AGCAGACTTTCGTCAAACCACACAAGGTGGTGGCACAGGTGCTGCACCAACATTATCGAGTGCATTGCCATCATTTGGCACAGGCACAGGTCCTTTGGTAAGAGAGCAGCTTGACAGGTTGAGACCAGGTTCTGGAATTGCTCCAGTTGCACAGACTGCTCAAGGACAAAGAGTTTCACCAACACAATTAGACTTTGGTCTTGGTTTAGGATTAGATGATCCATTTGGATTAGGTTTTAACACGGCAGGCTTGATTGAAAGTGCAAGAGATGTTCAGAGAATGAGAGGTCCTCAACAGTTTGTTCAAGAGGCTAGATCAACTAGTGGAGTAGTGCCAGGTGCTAGGGGTACTTTACCAGATGCAGATCCTTTAGCTGGTGATGTCATAAAAGCAATTAGATCAGGTGCAGCAGGATTACCATTTTCAAGAAATCCAGGTGCATTGAAGCAAGGAAGAGAGGATTTAACAACTGAAGTCATAAAGAGTTTACCAACTTCAGGTCGTATCACACCAGATAATTTAGCTCCTGCAATATTTCCATCATTAGATGCTGGTATTGGTGCAATAGACAGACAATTAGAATTATATTCAAGAAACAATATTAACACACCAGAAGCATTGGCAAACACATATTTAGGTAGTGGAAATAAAGAAAACAGTCCTGAAAACAGAGCTGGTTACATAGATGCCATTAAGAGTGTTGCAGGTGAAAGTTTCAATTTAGGTAATCCAGCAACCAGAGATGCTATAAAGAATGCTATTGTCAATCAGGAGTTTGGTTCAGCAGGTGCAAATGTAATGGCTGAAATGAGACGTGGCACTGATGCTTCTATTTTAGATGGACTAAATTTAGGTCAATTAGCACTTAATCAACCATTAAGATCAGACGTAAATCAGTTAGGCACGTTAGATCCAATAGCACAGACACGAACAACATTATCACCTCCTCCAGCAGGTTTTGAAGAAGCAGTTGGTACACCTGGTGCTTTAAGACAGGGTGATAGAATAGTTGCACCAGGCACAGCACAATTTGAGTTTACCACAAGAGGTATAACGCCAAAAGAACAGAGAGAGTTAAGAGAGCTTCGTCAAATTGATGATGATGAATTTGCACCCACATTAACATCTGGAACAACTGGAACAGCTCCAGTTGGCACTCAAGGAGCAGGATCAAGAGGTGATATTGTAAGACCTAATGTACCTATATCTAGAGGTATGCAAGATCTAACAGGTGAGGATGAGCGACTAATTGCACAAGAAATTTTTGGCACAGGTCAGATAGCTGGTATGGATGAAAGTACATTTAGATCGTTATCTAACGAAGCTCAACAAAAAATATTAAGTGATATAGCTAGTGCTGATATGGGTACTACATTTACTGCACGAGATCCAGAACCAAATAGAGGTAATGTTGTAGGTCAAGGAGTTCCTGTTGATACTGTATTTGATATTGACACAAGATTTGATCCTATAACATTAGATGACAGATTAACGACAGTATCTCCTGATACTTTATCTAGAATTGGTCGTGAACAGAGAGTAGATGATGCAAACACATTTAGACAAAATGTTCCTGATGCAGCTAGAATATTTGGTGGTAGAACAATAGACACCACACCAACTACGACAACTAATTTAGCTAGAGGTCCTGAACAATCAATTGTAGGTGATGATGAAGCTTTTGCTGAATTAAATATTGGTGACATTCAAGGTGATGTAACTCAAGAGAGAGTTGCCGACATATTAAACAGACCAGATCGTTTTAAAGATACATTTAAGATTGGTGATGTTGAGTTTCCGAACTTAATTGCAACATTGGCTAACAAAGTTGGAACAATGTTTGATAGAAGATTGTTTGATGCGATTGTAACCAAGGGATTGGATGCAGTAGTTGATCCTGATACTGGTAGAATAATAGGTGCAAAAGACGAATTTGGTAACTTGATAGAAGGTCGTGATTTAGAGCAATTTGAGTTAGGTGATGATAACGATCCAGTAACAAAATTTTTAAAGAAAGCTACAGAAGATGAAAAGGAAGAAGAAGACAAGCCACCTAATGTACTTGGTGGTGGCACACCAACTCCAGTTACAAGACCTGTAAGACCAACAGTTGTTCCTTCTAAATTTCCTCAATCAACTGCAAGTTTTACTCCTGTTGGCTTTGATGCTGGTAATCTAAATGAATTAATAGCTAGAATTACAGGTATTAGGTCACCAAGAAGAATGCAAGAGGGTGGTACTGTAGCAGCAGTGGATAGATTTTTATCTAGTGTAGCATGACCAATTTACAATATGCTGAGTATTTAAGTGATGAAGAGTTACAAAAAGTAGCTCCTTTACTTAAAAGACTGAAAAAACTTGAGGACAGATCCGAGTCTCAAGATAATTTTTTAAATTTTGTAAACAAGATTTGGTCTGGTTTCATTGAGGGTAAGCATCACAAAATATATGCAAATAAATTACAACAAGTTGCAGATGGTAAAATCAAGCGTTTAATTGTTAATATGCCACCTAGACATACCAAGTCTGAGTTTGCAAGTTTTTTATTTCCTGCATGGCTTATGGGCAAACGACCAGATTTGAAGATAATACAAGCAACACACACGGCAGAACTTGCTGTAGGTTTTGGTCGTAAAGTTAAAAACTTAATTGATAGCGAAGACTTTAGAGATATATTTCCTGACATAAAATTAGCATCAGATGCAAAGGCTGCTGGTAGGTGGTCTACAAATGGTGGTGGTGAATATTACGCTGTTGGTGTTGGAGGTGCTTTAGCTGGAAGGGGTGCTGATTTATGTATTATTGATGATCCTGTATCAGAACAAGATGCGTTAAGCCCAACAGCTCTTGATGGTATTTATGAGTGGTACACATCTGGACCAAGACAAAGATTGCAGCCAGGTGGATCAATTATTATCGTAATGACACGTTGGGGTATTAAAGATTTAACTGCAAGAGTATTGCAAAAGCAAACAGAAGGTGGTGCTGATAGGTGGGATGTCGTGGAGTTTCCTGCCATATTTCCTGACACTGGTAATGTATTATGGGAAGAATATTGGTCAAAAGAAGAACTAGAGGCTGTTAAATCTTCAATACCTGTGTCAAAATGGAACTCGCAGTATATGCAAAACCCTACTGCTGAAGAAGGTGCAATAATAAAAAGGGAGTGGTGGAATGTTTGGGATAGTTCTCAACCACCTGTCTGTTCATACATCATACAATCATACGACACAGCTTTCACGAAGACTGAGCGTTCTGATTATAGTGCTATTACTACTTGGGGTATTTTTACACCTGTTGAAGGAGAAGGAGATGCCATCATCTTGCTTGATGCCGAAAAAGGAAGATGGGACTTTCCAGAGCTTAAAGAAAAAGCACACGAATTGTGCGAAGCATATGATCCTGACATGATATTGATAGAGCAAAAAGCTAGTGGCACACCATTAACACAAGAGCTTAGACGTATGGGAATACCTGTAACTCCGTTCACACCAAGTAAGGGTGCAGATAAGTTTGCAAGAATGAATGCTTGTGCTCCAGTGTTTGAAAGTGGTATGGTATGGAGACCAGATGCTAATTTTGCAGAGGAGGTTGTTGAGGAATGTGCCAGTTTTCCTCATGGAGATTTTGATGACTTGGCAGATTCGATGACACAGGCTATACTAAGATTTAGACAGGGTGGTTTTATCACTACTCCTGATGACGATGAACAAGAACCAGTTTATAGAAGAAAAATGGAGTATTACTAATGCCAGGACAACTAGATAAAAATTTAAAAAAAGCAGTTAAAAATATAAAAGTATCTGATTTTTCGAAAATCAAAGAAATAGAAATGGACCCAGAGATAGTTAAGATTGCTAAAGAAATGGGTAAGCGAATACAGAAGAAAGAAATGGGTGGTGAAGTTATAGACATGACTAAATCACAACCTGTTAGCATGATGGAAGAAGGTGGATCAGCCATATCCGACTCTGACAGGCAAAGAATTAGAGAGATGTTAGGTAGAGGAGATCCAGCAGGTGCAAAAAAAATGATATTCCAAAAAAAGGGAATGGGAATGTCAGAATCTGACGTTAAAAGAATGGAAGAAATGTTAGGTAAAGTTAAAACAAAAAAAATGAACATGGGTGGTGTTGTGCCAGGTCGTGGTGGTAGTTTCAAAGGTGTGAGATAGTGTCTAAATACAAAAGCAAAAGGATCGCTGGAGAGCCTGGTACTGTATCTTATCGTGGTTACAAGATATATAATAATAAAGGCGAAGAAGGAGCACCTTATTTAATTTATTCACCTGGTCAATCAAATCCAGATGATGCTGCTGAAACACTTAGAGATAGTAAAGCACTTATAGATGGTTTTTTAGGTAAAAAGTTTGGTGGTGTTATAAAAAAAATGAATATGGGTGGAGTTATTTCTGGTAGAGGTGGTAGTTTTAAAGGAATTAGATAATGTCAGACGAAGCAGATAGAAGAAGAGCTTACGCAGAGTTGGCAGGAAGAGGGCAACCAGTTCCTGGCAAAAACTTTGGTAAGATAAAAGCTGGAAAGAGAGTTACAGATCCACCTCCAGTAAAACCTATTGATATGACTAAGATGAAACAGTTGAAGTTGTTAAAGGTAGGTGGTCTTGCATCTGCTGATCCTTTTGGAGATTTGTCAAGAAAAGAAGCTGCTGCACTCATGAGAAAAATGAAAAGCATGGGCAGACCTAAAAGATTAAGAACAAAACCATCAAGATTATCAGTTCAAGGTGCAAGTATAGTTACTCCCAAAGGTATGAACATACAGAAAAATATGATTATGCCTAAGATGATGAAAAAGGGTGGAGTTGTAGATATGACTAAATCAATAATTATAAATCCAGTAACAGGAGAGTAATATGACAAAAAAAAATGATAGACAACCTGGTGTAAAAATGGGACCAAAAATACCTGGTGTAATCAAAGATCCTGTAAAGGTTAAACCTATACCAATGAGTGTTTTAAAAAAGATTATGGGTACTGACGTTCCGTTAGCAATAAAAAAGAAAGATGGTGGTTTAGCAGAAGCTATTGAGAAAGTAAAAGCTAAAGGAATGCAAGGTGGTGGTGAGGCAAAATCTGGAGGTAAAGCAGTTTCCATAAAAACACCAACTGGTAGAAGAAAGATGGCAGAAATAAGAAAAATTATGCCAGGTGCTTCTGTAGATGAAGTAAAAGAATTTGGTTTAAAAGCAGGGATACTTAAGATGGAAAGAGGTGGTGAAGCAGGCAAAGGTGGCGACTTAATTAGAGTTATGAAAGAACTTGAGATTATGGAAAGACCAGATAAAGAAAAAGCAAAGTTTGCAGGTAGAAGAAAGATGTTGAAAAAATTGATAGGTAAAAAAGAGGGTGGTGAAGCAGTTCCACCAAAATTTAAAGGCTTTTCAAAACTACCTGAGTCTGTGCAACAAAAGATGAACCCTGAACTTGCTGAGAAGTTTGGTATGGGTGGAGATGTTAAAGCTAAAAAAAGTGGGAATATATGTCGTGGAAGAGGCATAGCAAGACCTGGAACTGGATTTACAATAAGGTAGTATTATGGCAATTGAAAAGGTAAATGGAGTAGAGAATGTTGAAGCACCTCAAGGTGTTACAGCTATCGAAATAGAAGAGCAGCAAATTGCACCAAATATTACAGAGATGGATGATGGCTCTGTTGTTATTGGTGAGGTAGAAGAAGAGATTGCTCCAATACAAGTGCCTTTTAATGCTAATCTTGCAGAATTTATCGATGATGCTGAACTAGGTCGAATATCTTCTGAAATGGTAAATGAAGTTCAAGAGGATATTAACTCACGAAAAGAGTGGGAAGATCAATATAAAGGTGGATTAGAATTACTTGGTATGAACTATGAAGACAGAGCAGAGCCTTTTGAAGGTGCTTCTGGTATTGTTCATCCGTTACTTGCTGAATCTGTAACGCAGTTTCAAGCACAGGCTTATAGAGAATTATTACCTGCTGGAGGTCCTGTTACTACAGCCATCATAGGACAAGAAACTCCTGAAGTATTAGCACAGGCTGAACGTGTTAAAAATTTTATGAATTATCAAATAACTTACGAAATGGAAGAATATGATCCTGAACTTGATCAAATGTTATTTTATCTTCCTATCGTTGGTTCATCATTTAAAAAAGTTTATTTTGACCCTACGTTGCAAAGGGCAGTTTCAAAGTTTGTTCACGCAGAGGACTTAATTGTCCCTTACAATGCGACAGATCTTAAAACTGCTACGAGGATTTGTCATGTCATTCGCATGGACTCGAATGAAGTAAGAAAGTTGCAACTATCTGGGTTTTACAAAGATATTGAGTTACCTACGTCTGACTCTGATGGAGTTGATTATAACGAGGTAAGAGAAACAATTAAAGATATTGAAGGCATACATTCAGAATCAAGTTATAACGAAGAACTTACATTATACGAAATACACACCGATTTAGATCTGCCAGGTTTTGAAGATCAAAACCAAATGGGAGAAAATACTGGATTGAAAATGCCTTATATCGTTACAATCGTGGAGAAATCTGGTGAAGTATTATCGATCAAAAGGAATTTCAACGAAACCGATCCGTTACGCAGTAAAATACCTTACTTTGTACACTATAAGTTTTTGCCTGGTCTTGGTTTTTACGGCTTTGGTCTTACACATATGATTGGTGGCTTATCCAGAGCATCAACATCAATACTTAGACAATTAATAGATGCAGGAACATTATCTAATCTACCTGCTGGATTTAAAGCAAGAGGTGCTCGTATAAGAGATGATGAGACACCTCTTAATCCTGGAGAGTTTAGAGACGTTGATATGGTTGGTATGGATTTACGTCAAGCCATTATGCCATTGCCATTCAAAGAGCCATCACAAACTTTGTATTCGTTACTCGGTACTTTAGTTGATTCAGGTAGACGTTTTGCTTCAATGGCTGATATGAAAGTAGGTGAAATGCAAGGTAACGCACCTGTAGGCACAACAATGGCTATTATGGAACGTGGTACAAAAGTGATGTCTGCTATACATAAACGTCTGCATTATTCACAAAAAGTAGAGTTTAAAATACTTTCAAGAATATTTGCAATGGGCACGCCTATTTATCCATATCAAGTGCCAGGAGCTCCACCACAAATTAAACAATCTGATTTTGATCAAAGAATAGATGTCTTGCCAGTATCAGATCCAAACATATTTTCTATGTCGCAAAGAATAGCTTTAGCTCAAACACAATTACAACTAGCTCAAAGCAATCCAGAGATACATGGACCTAATGGTATGTATCAAGCTTATAGAAAAATGTATGAGGCATTGGGTGTGACTAATATTGACACGATATTGCAGCCTCCCCCACAGCCAATGCCCATGAATCCAGCAAAAGAAAATCAAGAGGCATTAAGGGGTGCAAGATTACAAGCGTTTCCTGAACAAAATCATCAAGCACATATATCTGCACATTTAGCTATGATTGCTACACCGATTGCACAGTCAAATGCAGCGATTGTAATGACATTGCAAGGTCACATATCTGAACACATAGCTATGATGTCTGAGATACAAGCTCAACAGGAAATTACAGCTAATATGACACCTGAAGAGCAGGCGATTATGCAACAAGATCCAATTGCTATGCAACAAATCCAAGCTAAGATAGCATCGAGAGCTGCTGAAATATCAAGTGAAGTAAGTGAGCAATATGCACAATCAATTACGCCACCACCTACTGAAGATCCTCTTGTTTCTATAAGAAAACAAGAGTTAGCGTTAAGAGGGCAGGAAGTAGCTCAAAGACAACAACAATTTGAAGTAGAGCAAGAGTTTAAAAAGGAAAAAGAAAGAAACGATGTTTTACTTGATCAACAAAGACTTGATCAGCAAGAAGAAATAGCCAATCAAAATGATCAAACAAAGAGGGATATAGCCACTCTGAAAGAAATGAAAGGATAAATTATGGTTAGTTCAGTCAGAGAAAAGATTAATCAGGTAGAAAAACAAAAAAAAATAAATAGGAGAATTGCAAAACTAATACAAGATGATATGGATTCTTCTTTTATTTCAGTAGATAGTTTCAACAATAAAAATCAAAAACTTGAAGAAGAGGTTACAAATGCCACTGAAGAAAGGCAAGAGCCAGAAAACAATCAGCCAGAACATAAGGAAGTTGAGGTCAGAGAAATATCCACAGAAACAAGCAGTAGCGATAGCATTAAACAAAGCAGGCAAAAAAAAGTCAAAACTGCAAAGCCAAAAAAGAAAAGTAAAAAAGCCAGTAAAAAAGAGTAATGGTGGTATAATTAAAAAGTTTTCTGATATAGCAAAACCTCAAAAATTTAAAGGGATATTTTAATGGACCCAGCAACCATAGGTGTAGCAATTACGGCAGCCAATACAGCGTTCAACGCAATAAAGCGTGGATTTCAGGCAGGTCGTGAAATTGAATCTATGGGAAAAGATTTAGGACGCTGGATGTCAGCGTTAAGTGATATTGATAATGCAGAAAAATCTGCAAAAAATGCTTCACCACTTAGAAAATTATTTAAAGGTAATGAAATAGAAGCAAGTGCAATAGAGGCTTTTACAGCCAAAAAGAAACTTGAAGCCCAGCGTCAAGAGTTAAAGACCTTCATAAATTTTCACTATGGACCTAAATCTTGGAATGAGATTTTGGAAATGGAAGCTAATATTAGGCTTCAAAGAAAAAAAGAAATATATGACAGACAACAATTTGTAAGAAAAATATGGGAATACATAGGATACTTTGTATTATTTTGCACAGTAATTGGTTTCTTGTTTTTTCTTGCTTGGGTTTACAAAGAGAGTAGGAGATGACACAGAAAAAACTACAAAAAGATTCTATCCTTAATCAATACGATCTCGATGGTGACAACACAATCACAGACGAAGAGCTTCAAAGAGCAAAAGAAATAAAGGAGACAGAAACAAAATTACGAAAAAATCTTGCTCAATTAAGAATGGCAAGATACACACTTATAGGAATGGGAGTATTCACACTTGCAATGTTTATAGTACCAATAGAACGAGTAGAAGCTTTAGCAGATATAAGTAATTTGTTTTACATTTCAGGAGCAGGTATTGTTGGTACATATATGGGTACATCAGCATACATGGCAAAGAATGGTAAATAAATGGCAAAAAAAGATCCAAAAATTGGTACAGGCAAAAAGCCTAAAGGTTCAGGTAGAAGACTCTATACTGACGAAAATCCAAAAGATACTGTTAGAATTAAATTTGCAACTCCTGCTGATGCTCGTGCAACAGTTGCAAAAGTTAAAAGAATTAATAAGCCTTATGCTAGAAAAATTCAAATCCTTACTGTCATGGAGCAGAGGGCAAAAGTAATGAAAAAAGCAGAAGTAGTTAGAATTGCTAAATCTGCAAAAGAGTCACTTAAACGTGCAAGAAAAAAATGACTGTATTTATGCTCATGTGTTATTTAAATGAAGTATTTAATGGTGGTGTGTATTTTCAAAACATTAATGATTGTTTATATTACTCAAAAAGATTAAGTAATCAAAATGCTGACATAGCGATTAATGTTGAAAAGTATGAATGTATGTGTAAACTCATACCAAATATTGATCCAAAAAAAGTGAAGGTATATTAGGAGGTAGCCATGTTACAAGCACTTATAGGTCCTGTCACAGGACTTTTAGATAAATTTATTCCAGACGCAGACAAAAAAGCAGATCTCGCTCATAAGATAGCTACCATGTCTGAAAGACACGCACAGGAATTAGCACTTGCTCAAATAGAAGTTCTGAAAGAAGATGCTAAAGGCAACTGGTTTCAAAGCTCGTGGAGACCCCTTATTGGCTGGATTTCAGGTCTATCTCTTGGAATAAATTACATGGTAGCACCAATTTGTGCAGGTTTTGGTATCACAATTCCACAAGCAGATATGTCTGTTATGATGCCCTTGATGTTTGGTATGCTAGGAATTGGTGGAATGAGATCTTTTGATAAGCTTAAAAAAACAGATACAAAAAAATGAATCAAGAAAAAGAAGTTAAAATTTGTTGGATTCACAAAATAGCCATGAAAGAAATTGAACATGAAGAACCGATACCGACCATAGGAGTGTATAAATACAAAGAATATAAATGTCCTATGTGTGCTAACTTGTATGAAGAAGAAGAATTGTAAGATGGATGGAGTTAAACTAGCAGAGCATTTGTATAAGAACATACGTCAAAGAAAAGAACAATTAAGTGAGTCTTTGGCTGATGGAGCGATAGGATCTATGGAAGACTATCGAGCAATAACAGGTGAAATACGAGGTCTAACCTGGATTGAAGAAGAACTAAGAACCTCGATGAAAGGTATAGAAGATGACTAAAAAGTTGTATGTGCCAAATCGGATATTGGCACAAAAAGCTAAAGCAGTTAATCCGACCCCAAAAGCTATATCAAAAGCTTTTGATAACAAAGAAGAAGCCAATGAAAATTCTAAAGATCCATCAAAGTTAGATGTGTCTGTATTAGAAAGATTACCTCAACCAACAGGATATAGAATACTTGTTATTCCATACTATTTGTCTGAAAAAACAAAAGGAGGAATAATTATTCCTGATGCAACTAGAGATCGTGAGTCTTTTGCAACAGTCGTAGCTTACGTTGTTAAACTAGGTCCTGATGCCTATCAAGATTCTGATAAATTCCCAAATGGAGCATACTGTTCTGAGAAGAATTGGGTGCTTATGGGCAGATATGCTGGAAATAGGTTTAAAGTGGATGGTCTTGAGCTAAGAATTATAAATGACGATAATATTATAGCAACAATACTTGACCCAGCAGATATTTCATATGTATAGTGGAGGTAATCATGAATGAAGTACAAGAAAATAAAGTAGAAGAAGTTTCTAACGAAAACGAATTTGTAGTTGAGCTTGATGAAAATCAAGAAGTCGCTAAACAAGAAACTCAATCTGAAAATAAAGAACAGACAATTGTTCGCACTGAAGAGTCTGACGAACATGAATCTTACAGTGAAAAAGTTCAAAAAAGGATAGATGCACTTACTGCAAAAAGAAAAGCTGCAGAAGATGATGCAAACAATGCCATTAATTATGGTAAACAAGTTGAGGAAGAAAACAAGAGACTCAGAAGACAACTTGAAACCTACACAAATGGTTATACCAATGAGTTTGATACACGGATTCAATCTCAGGAAGCACAGGTCAAACAATTGTTAAAGGAGGCTTATGATGCTCAAGATGTTGAAAAAATTGCTGAAGCAAACTCTGCTCTCACTCAAGTCAATATTGAAAAAGAAAGACTTAGAGTCCTCAAGCAACAAAGAGAGCAAGAAAGAGCAACTCAAACAAATGAGGGACAAAGCAGTCAAACGCAACAAGTAAAGCAACCATCAATTGAGGACAATCCAAAGATAAAAGCTTGGATTGCTAGAAACCCCTGGTATGGTAAAAATGATGAAATAGAAAAAAATCTAGCCTTGATGTTAGCTGATAAAAAGGTATCAACGATGTATGATGCTACAGATGACAGGTATTATGAAGAAATAGACAAAGAAATGGCTAAATTATTCCCTTCAGATCAGAGCAATGGTGCTATCGCCCAAACTGTTGCACCTGTAAATGGCAGAGCTTCTGTCAAAACTGGGCGTAAACAGAGAGTAGTCCTTACAGAAAGTGAGAGACGAACTGCTGATAAACTTGGTGTGCCATATGAAAAATATGCACAGCAAAAAATAAAACTTCAAAAAGGAGCATAAGATGGCTGATAGATCAAATCGAGAGTCTGCAACTCGTGAAAAACAGGAAAGAAAACTTGATTGGAAGCCACCTTCAACTCTTGATGCACCCGAAGCTCCTGTAGGGTATAAACACAGGTGGATAAGAGAACGTGTAATGGACTATGATGATAAATCAAATGTCTTTAAGCGAAGAAGAGAGGGATATGAATTAGTCCGTGCAGATGAATATCCTGACTTTGAAACACCAACAATCGATGAAGGTAAAAATGCTGGAGTAATTGGTCAAGGTGGTTTGTTACTTGCACGAATACCAGAGGAAGTTGCTGACAGTAGAAATGAATATTTCCGTAAAAAAACTTCAAATCAAATGGCAGTTTATGATCAGGAGTTGGCAAGCCAGCCCGAATCTTCTGCTGGAAGGATCTTAAAACCAGAAAGAAAATCACAAGTTCGATTTGGTGGAAAGAAAAGTGATAATTAGTAATTTTAAGGAGACTTAAATGGCAAATCAAGATGCTGCTTTCGGTATGCGTCCTGTCAAGATGATAGGTGGAGCACCTTATTCTGGTGGACAAAGCCGATATAGAATCGCTGCCAATTACGGAACAAATATTTTTCAAGGTGACATGGTAATGCAAGTCACTGGTGGAGGTATTGAAGTTCATGCCGATGGTGGAACTGTTCCAATAGTTGGAGTATTCAATGGTTGTAGGTTTACTGACCCAACCACGAAAAAGGAAACTTTTTCAAACTTTTACCCTGCAAGTACAAATGCGTCAGATATTGAAGCCTTCATAATCGATGATCCAAATGTCGTTTTTGAAATTCAAGCAGATGCTGCATTTCCAGTTGCAGATCTTTTAGGCAACTTTGACATAGTATATACCACTTCTGGTTCAACCACTACTGGTATTTCAGGTGCAGAGTTAGATGTAACAACAGGTGCGACAAACACTAATCTTCCGATCAAAGCGATTGATATATCTCAAGATCCTGAGAATAGTGATGTTTCATCAGATGCTACCAACGTCTTGGTTGTGATTCAAAATCACATCTTTGGTGTTAAGGGTGCAGGATTAGCGTAAGGGAGATTAGATTATGGCTATATCAAGAGCACAACTAGTTAAAGAACTAGAACCTGGTCTTAACGCTTTATTCGGCATGGAATATGATCGTTATGATCAAGAGCATACTGAAATTTATGAAACAGAAACTTCAGATCGAGCTTTCGAAGAAGAAGTAATGTTATCAGGATTTGGTAATGCTCAAACTAAATCAGAAGGTGCTGGTGTTGTATTTGACGATGCAAACGAAGTATATACTTCACGTTATACAATGGAAACTATTGCATTAGCTTTTGCACTTACAGAAGAGGCAATGGAAGACAACTTGTATGATCAACTCGGTAGAAGATATACAAGAGCGTTGGCAAGATCAATGTCGCATACTAAGCAGGTAAAAGCTGCTGCTACATTAAACAATGCTTTCGATTCAAGCTTTACTGGAGGCGATGGTAAAGAACTATGTGCTACAGATCACCCATTAGGTGGTGGTGGTACATTCAGAAATGAGCCATCAGTTGCAGCAGACTTGAATGAAACATCATTAGAAAATGCCTTAATTGATATTTCTAATTTTGTTGATGAAAGAAATATGATTGTAGCATTAAGAGGAATGAAATTAATTATTCCACCTGCACTACAGTTTGTTGCTGATAGACTACTTGAGTCAACATTAAGAACAGGTACTTCTGACAATGATGTTAACGCAATTAAAAATATGGGTATGTTACCAGAGGGTTATACAATTAACCACTTCTTAACAGACACAGATGCGTTTTTCATTAAGACAGATGCACCTAATGGCTTCAAGTATTTTGAAAGAACACCATTAAGTACAAGTATGGAAGCTGATTTCGATACTGGTAACATGAGATACAAAGCTAGAGAGCGTTATGCCTTTGGTTTTTCAGATCCAAGATGTGTGTTCGGATCACCAGGAGCATAAGCGAACAATTGTTCGTTTTTTATTAAGGGGTCTTTTCAGACCCCTTTTTTTTGTATATACTTAAAATACCTTGACGAAGAATTAACTTCGACAATAGCCTAGACAAGGAGATTTACATGGCTAATTCAACATTCTCAGGTCCTATACGATCTGAAAGCACTATTAAAACAATCAGCAAAAATGCAACTACTGGAACAATTACAGAGATTACAACTCTTGGTGGAGCACCAGTGAGTCTATCTGATGGTGATGTAACTTTAACAAATGCAACTCATAGTGGTAGAGTTTTACTTGTACCAGATGGATCACAAGATAATACATACACATTGCCTGCACCAATAGCTGGATCAGTATTTAGATTTGTCTATGCAGGTGGAGCTGCTGATGCAACAGATGCTCTTATAATCACACCTGGTAACACAAACTTTTATATTGGTGGAATCACTCATTTAGACACAAACGCAGATAATGCAACTGTGTTTTCTAATGGCAGTTCAAACAGTAGTGTACAATTAAATGTGCCACAAGCATTCGATATTACGATTGTAGGTAAAGACACAACGAACTATCAAATATTTGGCACTGTTACATCAACAACAGCACCTGCTTTCGCTGATCAATAATAGGAGAGTAATATGGCAGACGCAGTTACCTCTCAAACCTTACAAGATGGTAATCAAATTGCTGTTTTCAAATTTACTAATATCTCCGATGGTTCTGGAGAGAGTGCAGTAAAAAAAGTTGATGTTTCTGCACTATCCAAAAATGTTCGTGGTGAAGCTTGCACAAGAGTTACTATTGAGAAAATGTGGTGGCAGTGTAATGGAATGAAAGTTAGAATTTTATTCGATGCTTCTACAGATGACTTTTGTATTGAGCTTGGTGAAAATCAAAGTGGACATCACGACTATACATCATTTGGTGGTTTAGTAAATCCAGCTAGTTCTGGAGTAACTGGTGATATTATGTTTACGACTGTAGGGCATAGTTCAGCAGATACTTATACTGTTATTATGCAGGTTAGAAAGAGCTATTAATGGCTAGGAAGCAAGATAAACAGCCTCCTAAAACTAAAAAATACTTTCGCTCTACAAAAAGTGGAGCTGGTATGACTAAAGCTGGGGTTGCACGTTATAGACGTGATAACCCTGGCAGTAAACTTAAGACTGCTGTGACAGGAAAAGTAAAGCCAGGTAGCAAGGCTGCAAAAAGAAGAAAGTCTTTTTGTGCTAGATCTGCTGGTCAAATGAAAAAATTTCCAAAAGCAGCAAAAAATCCTAATAGTAGGTTAAGACAAGCAAGAAGACGATGGAAGTGTTAGATGACAAGTAAAGAGTTATTAAAAATGTTGGAAAAACATGAGTCAGTATGCAATGCTAGATTTGATGGTATTAACAATAAACTTAACAAATTAGATACTCGTTTATGGGGTATATATGGAGTTATCATAGGAGTTGCAGTTCTTGAGAAGTTTTTTTAATGGTTATGGGCAGGTCACAAATGTCACGTCAAGTGTCAAAACCTCCCCAAAAAAGGAAGTGGAGTAATGCGAGGAAACGGAAAATCAATTGCAGAAGACCTAAAGGATTTTCTCAAAAAGCACATTGTGCCGCTAAAAAAAGGAGAAGTTCTAAGAGCAAGAGGTGAGCCACTTAAAGATTGTCCTCAATGTATGAAGAGAAAATATTGGTGTACCTGTTGGAAAGTATTGAAAGGAAGATATTATGCCTAAAGACGCTTGTTATCATAAAGTTAAAGCTCGTTACAGAGTTTTTCCATCAGCTTATGCTTCAGGAGCTATTGCAAAATGTCGAAAGGTAGGAGCAGCTAACTACGGAACTGGTGGCAAAAAAAAGAAAGCTAAGAAAAAAGCAGAGGGTGGCGTTGTGCAAATGGCTAATGGTGGTGATGTTAAATTTGAAGAAGTTGGAACTACACCAAAATTTGATAAAAAAAATATACAAAAAGCCATTAGAAAAGTGGATAAGATGTTAGAGTCTAGACCACCTAGAGCTAAATTTACTGTAGATTCAAAGGGTAATGTGACTAAAATGTTTAAAAATGGTGGATCTGTTCCTAAACAAAAAAGGAAAAGACCAACCAAAAATCCAAACATCGCAAGAGGTTGTGGTGTTGTAATGAACAATAAAAGAAAAGTAACAAAGTTTAGATAATGGCTGTTCGTAAAACAAAAGCTGGTCTTGCTCTAAAACGATGGTTCAAAGAAGATTGGAAGGATCAGAGAACTGGCAAGAAGTGTGGCAGGCAAAAAGGTGAAAAACGAGGCACGCCATATTGTAGACCAACAAAACGTATTTCATCAAAAACACCTAAAACTGCATCTGAGATGTCTGCATCAGAAAAAAGAAAACGAATAGCACAAAAGAAAAGATTAGGTCAACCAGCAGGTAAACCAAGAAGAGTGCAAGCAGCAAGGCGTAGAAAGAAAAAATGAGTCTAGAGCAAAAAATTTGTGACGAAATAAAAGCTTGGTCTAAATATGCCTTAGAAATTCCTAATGAAAATTACAATAATTTACCATCATGTCCTTATGCAAAAGCTGCTTGGAAAAATAATAAAGTTGGTTTTGCTGTAAAGACTACGAACAATTATGACATAGTTTATACTTTAATAAATAAATTTCATGACTCAAAAGAATTAATCATTGTTATAGATTTATGTTACGAAGACAATACAACTTTCCATAACAATCTTACAAATTTAAATGAATTAATACATCAAAAGAAATTTGACCAAAGAGATATTTGGTTGATGGGATTCCACCCTGATGATGACGTTAACGAGCTGATAGATGATGGCTCTTTTGATGAAATTGTTAGTGAGGAGTATTCTTTGATATTCGTGCAGCGACTAAGTAAACTTCAAGAAAGTGCAAATAAATTGAAGAAACTTGGATATTATGATAATTATTATAATAGGTACGATGTTGAAGACATTTATAAACAACGTGAAACTTACTATAGGAGACTAAAATGGCAATGAGTCCAAGAAAAATGATGGCTATGTCAAAAGATATGGCTAAAGCTGCAAAAATGATGATGGGTGGCGAAGCAAAAGCAAAAAAAATGAGAGGTGGTGGCATGGCTGCAAAGAAAATGCGTGGTGGTGGCATGGCTAAAAAAATGAAAAAAGGTGGTAAAGCTTAATGACTCTTTCAAGTTCCACAAACTTTGAATTAGATGTTGCTGAGTATATTGAAGAGGCTTTTGAGAGATGTGGCTTAGAAGCTAGAACAGGCTACGATTTGCAAACTGCTAGACGTTCAATGAACATTATGTTAGCAGAATGGGCAAATCGTGGCTTGAATCAATGGACAATAGAACAAAGAACACAAGCACTTACAAAAGATGATGTCGATTATTCTTTAGCAACAGATATAATTGATATTTTATCAGTTGTTGTAAGGAGAAGTGGAACTGACTTTAGCATGAGTAGAATAAGTAGAGATACTTATATAAATATTCCTACTAAATCTACAACAGGCAGACCAACTCAATACTTTCTTGATAGACAAATAACACCAAATTTAAAAATATATCCAGCTCCTGAAAATAGTACTGATGTTATTGTTTATGATGCTTTAACAAGAATGCAGGATGCAGATACGCAAGTAAATACATTGGAAATTCCATTTCGTTTTTTTCCATGTTTAACTGCTGGTTTAGCATACTACATAGCTATGAAAAGAGCACCTGACAGAATACAGTTGCTTAAAACTGTGTATGAAGAGGAGTTTGAAAGAGCTATGGCTGAAGATAGAGACAGATCTGCATTTAAAGTTAGCCCTCAACTATCATACTATAAGGTTGGATAATGGCTTTTGCTAAAGGTAAATATGCTTATAGAATATCAGATCGATCTGGCTTTCGTTATAGAATTAGAGACATGAGAAAAGAATGGAATGGTAGCATTGTAGGATATGATGAATACGAAGAAAAACATCCACAATTAACACCACCTAGAATAAGAACAGATTTAGAAGCTATAAAAGATGCTAGACCTGATGTAAAAGATGATAATAAAAAATTTATAGTATATACTAATACTGGTTTAGGTAATTTAGGAAGTTTACTAACAACTTTTAGTGCAACAGCATCAGTAGGTACAGTAACAGTGAGTGTGTCATGAGCTTTACATTAACGACATTAACAGCATCTATACAAGAATGGACACAAAACGATGAAGCTACTTTCGTAGCTGAGATACCTTTTTTTATTAAAAATGCAGAAGAAAGAATACTTAAAGTAGTAGATTTAGATTACTTTAGAAAAAATGTAACTGGTGGTTTGACAACTGGTAATAAATTTTTACAAAAACCAACTGATTATTTAGCTAGTTTTTCTTTGTCTTATGTCAAAGACAGTGCCAACGTATTTTTATTACAAAAAGATGTAAATTATATTCAAGAGTTTACTCCGAATCCAAGCACAACTGGATCACCAAGATTTTATTCATCATTTGATATTGATAATTTTATAGTAGCTCCTACACCTGATTCTGATTACAGTGTTGAACTTCACTATTATTATAGACCAACATCACTTACAACAGATCCATCAGGATCTACTTGGATAAGCACTAATGCACCAGATGCCTTATTATATGGTAGTCTTGTAGAAGCTTACACTTTTATGAAGGGTGAAACTGATTTAATACAACTTTATACTGCAAGATTTGCTGAATCAATGAGTAGATTAAAAGTATATGGAGAGGCATTTGAAAACACAGATGCTTTTAGAGAGGGTTTAGTTAGAATCCCAAAACAATAAAAAGGTAGCAAAATGAAAAAAAAATTAAAAAGTGTAGCCATAGTTGGGCTAGGCAATAGTTGTTCTGAATATATAATGAGTAAAATCAGAAGCGAACAATTTGACGAAACCTGGGCTATCAACGCTATTTCTTCCGTAATCTATCATGATAAATGTTTTATGTTAGATCCAGCCTCAAGATTTTTAGACACACCAAATGCTGGTAAACAAACAAATATAATGTGTGAGAGACTTAAAGCAAAATTAAATATACCCATTTTTTCTTGCGAGTTAGATAAAAGATGTCCAGATGTGGTTGAATATCCATTACAAGAAGTCTTACAAAAAACTGGATATGCTTATTTAAATAATACTGTAGCTTATGCAATAGCTTATGCAATTTATAGAGAGGTGCAAGAAATACATCTCTATGGAATTGATTTTACACATAAAAATGTAGCTTTTGCAGAGGCTGGAAGAGGTTGTTGTGAATTTTGGTTAGCAATTGCAACTACAAAAGGTATTAAAATAAATATAGCTCACAACTCTTCTTTACTAGACACTAATGTTTCTGACGATCAAAAGTTATATGGTTATCATAGACTAGATAATCCATTGATTTCTACTGTGTCCAAAGGAAGTTTAATGATTAAAAGAAAATCTAAAAAAGAACCACCAAATCCAGTTGATTTACCTAATGTTATTGGTAGAGAAGATATACCTGGCGTAACTTACGAGGAGAAAAAAGATGTTTAATGTTGGAGTATCACAAGCAGGTAATGTTAATGTTATGACTTCTGATAAGGGAGGTTTATCAAATGAACAATTAGCTGATTTAGCAGTAGATAAGATAGTAAGCATATCAGACGAAGCACCACAGCACGTTAGACAACAAGCAAATCAATTTAGAGAACACCTTAAAAAAGTTTTGTATCATTATCTACTCTTGGCAAGAAGAGAAGAGCGTGGTACTATTATCCAAGCTTTGAGATCAAGTGGTCAAAAAGAAACGGCTGAATACATAAGGAGACTCTAATATGGCTATAGCACAAGCAATGTGTACTTCCTTCAAGCAAGAGTTGTTAGAAGGTGTACACAATTTTAAAAACTCAGGTGGAGATACTTTTAAGTTAGCTCTATATGCAGAAGGTAGTGGAGGTAAATCTAGTACAACTGCAACATTAGGAGCAACTACTACTGCATTTACTACAACAGGTGAAGTAGCCACAAGTGGATCTTATTCTACTGGTGGTGGCAGTTTAACAAGAGTTGATCCATCAACTTCTGGAACAACTGCATTTACAGATTTTAATGATTTAAGTTTTACAACTGCGACAATTACTGCAATGGGTGCATTAATTTATAATAGTTCTGACAGTAATAAAGCTGTTTGTGTTTTAGATTTTACATCTAATAAAACTTCAACATCTGGAACTTTCACTATACAATTCCCAACTGCTGACGCTTCAAACGCTATTATTCGTATAGCTTAACCGAACAATTGTGAGGTTCTATGGCTAACGGCTGGGGACAAGGCACTTGGGGTGCTGTTGGATGGGGTGGTATAGGCAACACCTCTTTCGCTGTTACTGGCGTAGCTGGTACATCAGCCGTTGGTGATGAAGGTGCAACAGGTGGTTCAACTGTAATTGAAACTGGCTTAGAGGCTACTGGTGCAGTAGGCACAGTAATTGCTTTTGCTAACTTTCAATTTTCTGTAACTGGTGTATCTTGTACAACTTCTGTTGGCACTGTTCTTCCTAAAATACCAATTACTGCTGTAGTAACAGGTGTATCTGCGACCACTGGTTTTTTAACTGGTTGGGGTAATGATACTTGGGGTGCTGGAGTTTGGGGTGGTGGTGTAGCTGCCATACCTGGTCAAGACATTGTGCCAACTCCAGCAGTGGCAACAGGCTCTGTAGGTTCAGTGACTGTCACTGGTACAGGAACTTTTTCTGTTACTGGTAACGCTGGTACAACTGCTGTAGGAAATGCTTTAGCTGCTGCTGGAGCTATTGTAGAAGAAACTGGATTAACTGGCACAATAGGTTTTGGCGATGAATCTGTTGTAGGTACTGCCCTTGTTTCTGTTACAGGAAATGCTGGAACTACGGCATTAGGTAGTGAATTTATTACAACTACAACTGGAGCACCTGTTACAACTGTAGTTGGAACAACAGCATTAGGTAATGAGACTATTTTAGCTAATGCAGATGTTGCAGTCACATTGTCAGGAGCAACTATTTCTTTAGGAACAGTTGCAATAACTGCCAGTTCTGTGGTATCGTTGACAGGAGTAAGTGCTACAGGTTCTACTGGTGAAGAGAATGTCTGGGGTTTAATCGTTCCAGATCAAATAGCAAATTGGATTGAAAGGGTCGCATAATGGCAACATACGTTAATAATTTAAGGTTGAAAGAGATAGCCACTGGTGATGAATCAGGAACATGGGGTACTTCAACCAATACAAATCTTGAACTGATAGGTGAATCTTTAGGTTTTGCAACAGTACAATTTAGTGGTGATGCAGATCAAACAGAAACAGTTGCAGATGGTTCAACAGATGGAGCTAGATCTTTATATATAAAAGTCACATCATCAGGTAATTTATCAGCAACCAGAACCTTAACAATTGCACCAAACACTTTAAAAAGAGTTCACATTATTGAAAATGCAACTTCAGGTTCACAAAGCATAAATATATCACAAGGTAGTGGTGGTAATGTAACAATACTTACTGGTGAAGTTAAAGCTGTTTATTTAGATGGTGCAGGAAGTGGAGCAGAGGTAGTAGATGCTTTTACAGATTTATCAATAGCAGGAGCAAATCTAACAGGTACACCAACTGCTCCTACAGCGAGTGCTGGGACTAATACAACACAGGTCGCTACCACGGCTTTTGTTACAACTGCTGTTGCTAATGCAGAGCCATTTCCATCAGGAACATCAATGTTGTTTCAACAAACAAATGCACCAACTGGTTGGACAAAACAATCAACTCACAACGATAAAGCAGTAAGAATAGTTACTGGATCAGTAGGAACTGGTGGTAGTGTGGCATTTAGTACAGCACTTGGATCAGGTGCAACTGTTGCTGGAGGTTCAGTCAGTGGTAATCCTGGTAGTAACCTTTCTGTCGCTGCTGGTAATCTAGGTGTGAGTATAAGTGGTAGTATAAGTAGTACAACACTGTCAATCAACCAAATACCATCGCACTCACATACGATCTTCGCAGCAACTAACAGTAACCTTTCTAATGTTTCTAACGTAACTGGTGGTAGAGAACCAGCCTCTAACTCTACAGCTAATAAAAGTACAAGTAATGCTGGAGGTGGTGGTTCTCACAATCACGGACATAATTTGAGTGGAAGTATGTCAGGTGCTCCATCATTAAGTGGTAATGTTACAGCAGGTAATTTAGCAGTTGGTGCATCTACTGCAGCGATTAATGTTAATTATGTAGATTTTATCATAGCTAATAAGGATTAAAATGCAGTTAAAGGTTGAGGAAAATTGCCCTCTCAATAATTTTGAAAAATGCAAACAATTTAAATGTGCATGGTTTGTTCAAATGAAAGGTACAAATCCAAATGATGGCAAAGAAATAGATGAATTTGCTTGTGCTGTTGCATGGTTGCCAGTTTTATTGGTGGAAAATGCAATGCAATCAAGACAAGCAGGAGCAGCGATAGAATCATTTAGAAACGAGATGGTAAAAGCCAATGAATCCAATCAAAATCTTTTACAACTATCTAAAATTATAGAATTAAAAAATGGTAAAAGGTTATCACAATGAATGATATGACGAAGGTTAAAAATCTTACATTTATAAGTTCTTACGAAAAGTTAGCATCAGATGATTATTGTGATAGAATGATTGAAAGATTTGAATATTTAGCAGGGAATAGTTCGTTAATGCAAACTAGTGGGTATTTAGGTACAGAACAATATGGAGCACAAAAAAGAAGAGATCTGTCCATATTTTTTCATGAAAAACATAATGAATCATTAGAATTAGCACAAGAAACCAATGCGATCTTAGATGAGGGTCTAAAATTATATGTAGAGGAATACCCTTCATTAAAAGTTTGTCATAATTTTTATAGTTTACACGTTAAAGTACAAAAGACTCCACCTAAAGGTGGGTTTCATACTTGGCATTGTGAAAAAGGAGGCGATTATAATTCAAGAACTTTAACTTGGACAATATATTTAAATGACATACCAGAAGGTGAAGGCGAAACAGAATTTTTAGAATACGGCATTAAAGTACAACCCAAAAAAGGAATGGTTTGTTTTTTTCCAGCAGATTGGACTCATACACATAGAGGTAACGCTGTTTATACACATGATAAATATATTGCAACTGGTTGGTATAACATTGCTTGAAGAGAAAAAAATGGCAAAAATTGTTGATAAATTTTTAGAGGAACAACATTTTAATGATTTAAAAAATCTTGTAACAGGTATTTCTTTCCCTTGGTTTTTTATTAATAATTTAAATGATGAGGGAAACGAAGATAAAGATTTTTATTTTTATATGTCTCATTTGTTATATGATAACAATCAGCCTACAAGCAATTATTTTGACGCATTTGTTCCGTTGTTATCAACTATAGGTTATAAGGCATTAATAAGGGTCAAGGCTAATCTTTACCCTAGAACTAAAACATTAAGACATAATGGTATGCACGTTGATACAGACTATGATCACAAAGGATTTTTGTTTTATTTTAATACTTGTGATAGTAAAACAATTTTAAAGGATATGGAAGTTGATTGTGTGGCTAATAGAGGAGTATATTTTAACCCTTCTATACTACACTCAAGTTCTTCTTGCACAAATGTTCAAGCTAGATTTAGTTTAAACGTAAACTATTTTTAAAAGGAGAAAAAAAATGGCAAATATTACATATGTTAAAGAAGGTGAAAATAATAAATCAACCTTAATAATAGATGGTGTGCCAGTAGACTCATCTAATTATGGTGTTGATAGTAAAATCCATGCTATTCAATGGAATGGCTCTAAAGGTGAAATAGAATATAATGATGGTACACCTAATAAAGAAATCACAGATATATCTTCATATGATTTTGAATCAAAGCACACAACAGAGAAGAAAGCAAATGAAGATGCAGAAGCAAAAGCAGAAGCAGATGAAGTAGCAAAGTGGACTTATAAAGAAAAAAGAGCAAACGAATATCCAGGTTTAACAGATCAATTAGACGATATATACCATAATGGTATTGATGGTTGGAAAGCTACAATCAAAGCAATTAAAGATAAATACCCTAAAAAATAATAAAAAAAGGGTATTACTATGCCAATAACATCTTTAAAATTTAGACCAGGCATAAATAAAGAAACTACATCTTACTCAAATAAGGGTGGTTGGAACGACTGTGATTTAATTAGATTTCGTTTTGGCTATCCTGAGAAATTAGGTGGATGGGAAAAATATGCAGTCAGCACTTTTTTAGGAACATCAAGAACCTTACATTCTTGGGCAAATTTAGAAGGTGATAAACTTCTAGGATTAGGAACTGAACAAAAATTTTATATTGAACAATCACAAACGTACAATGACATTACTCCAATTAGACGTAAAGTTGTTAATGGTGTCGTAGTTTTTGATATTGATGGAAATGCAATTATAACAGTTGTATCAGGAAATGCTGGTACTGGTGCTATTGGAACAGTTATTATTGAATCAACTTACGAGGTTAAATCAACTAATCCAGAAAATAATTTAAGAATATTAGGAACTACAGAAGTAGGAACAGTAACAATAAATACCCCACCAACTGCTGCTAACTTAGGTATTACTACAGCAGTTGGAAATGTAACTATATCTATAAGTGATGAATCAGTAGTCAACGTGGGTGGTACTTAATGGCTATTACATTTATAACATCAACTTCAAGCACAACTGTAACTGTAAACGATAGTGGTCATGGAGCTATAGTTGGAGATTTTGTAACCTTTACTAATGCAAATACAGGCAATACAAGTTTAAATGCACAATTAGATAAAGAACATCAGATTGTTACTGTTCCAGACACAGCTACTTATACGATAACACTAAGTGACAACGCTGCTGCTACTTTATCTAGTGCTGGTAGTGCAGATGCAGAATATCAAATAAATACTGGATTAAATACAGTTGTGCCAGGTACTGGATGGGGTGCTGGAACATGGGGTGCAGATGGTTGGGGATCAGCTTCAACTGATGTTGTAGGTGGTGGCACAATAAGACTTTGGTCACAAGATAATTTTGGTGAAGATTTAATCTTTAATGAAAAAGATGGTTTTGTATTTTATTGGGACAAGAGTTTAGGTCTCACAACTAGAGCAAAAAATTTAATAGAATTATCTGATGCAGCACCAACAAAATCTCGTAAAGTTATTGTATCTGAAAGAGATCGTCATGTAATTTGTTTTGGTGCAAATCCTTTAGGACAAAGTGCTCAAGACAGGATGCTTATTCGTTTTAGTTCACAAGAAAATCCATTTTTATGGAGTCCAACTGCTACCAACACAGCAGGAAGTTTACGGATTGGTTCAGGATCTGAAATAGTTACAGCAGTTAAAACAAGAAGAGAAATGGTTGTTCTAACAGATACATCTGTTCATAGTATGCAATTTATTGGACCTCCATTTACTTTTGGAATACAACAACTTGCAGCTAATATCACAATTAGAGGTTTTAATTCAGCAGTTGCTGTTGGTGATGCTGTGTTTTGGATGGGATATGATAGATTTTACGTTTATGATGGTCGTGTTCAAGTAATTCCTTGCTCCGTAAGAGATCATGTTTTTAATAATTTCAATGAAGTGCAGTCAGATAAAATTTATGCAGGAGTAAATTCAGCTTTTGGTGAAGTTTTTTGGTTTTATCCATCTAATACTAATTCTATAATGAGTGGTGGAGATGGAGAAAACGACAAATATGTTGTTTATAACTATGATCAAAAAATTTGGTATGTTGGTAGTTTAAAGAGAAGTTCTTGGCTTGATCGTGGAGTTTATCAATATCCAATGGCTACTGACTCTAATCTTGTTTATAATCACGAAAAAGGTAATGATAACGATGGCACGGCATTTACATCTTTTATAGAGTCTAGTCCAATAGACATACAAGATGGTGATCAATTTGTGTTTATTAGAAGAATGATACCTGATGTAAGTTTTGATAATAGTGATGATGATATACCAACAAGTGACAAACAAGCTGTTTTTTCACTAAAAGCACAAAGAAGTCCACATGGTGGTTTTGTTAAAACATCAACAAATACAGTTACTCCAACAACAGAATTAAATCATTTAAGACTCAGGGGTCGTTCTTTTGGTTTAAGAATAGAGAGCACAACGCAAAAAGTTAATTGGAGACTTGGAACAAATAGAGTAGATATAAGGCAAGATGGAGACAGATGAGTAGAAAACTAACACCACCAAATTTTTCTATGCCACCAGATGAGTATGATGTGCAGTATTTTAATGAAATGGTTAGGAGTTTAAGTCAACTTGTAACACAATTACAAAATCCAGGTGAGTTAAGAGGAACTAAAATTACTTTAACTGAATTACCAACAAGTGATACAGGTTTAGAGATTGGTGCTTTATTTAATGATAACGGAACAATTAAAGTTAAGACATAGACGTACAAACAAAATTAAGGTAACATAAGGCTATGAGTTTAGGAAAATTATTAAAAGATATAGCACCTGTTTTGATTGGAGCTACTTTAGGACCAGGCATTGGAGCACAATTTGGTGCAAGTCCTTTCATTAGTAGGGCTGTTACTGGAGCATTAACGTCTAAATTAGCTGGTGGTAAAACTAAGGATGCACTTAGAAATGCCTTAATTGCTGGAGTTGGTGGTGCTGCTTTTGATAAATTTAGTGGTGCAGATCAGGCTGTAACCACTGGTGGAGAGGGAACAATTGTTCGTAGTGGATCAACACAGCCTCCTGCAAGTAATCCAGAAATCGCTAAAAAAATGGGTGTAAGCTCTGTGCCAACAGAACAAGCATCGCAAAAAATAGCAGAAACATTTAAGCCCAGAACATTTAGTGCAGAACTCCTAAAATCTGCTGGTGTTGGTGGCGATAATCTCTTTGCTCGTTTACTTAATACACCATTAGGTGAAGGTCTTACAGCAGGATTAATTGCACAATTATTAGCTGGTGGTGATGAAGACGAAGATACTAGGACAGCATTTGAAAGGAGACCTTTTGGTCAAGGAGGACCTGGTGGTCAATTAGGTGGTATAACCTTTGCTAAACAAGGTGGAGAGATGGGATTTCCAAGAAGAACAGGTGGTATTGATCCATCAGAGGGTTCAGGGACAAAAGATGATGTCCCTGCCATGTTAATGGCTGGTGAATTTGTTTTGACTAAAGATGCTGTAAAGGGTCTTGGTGATGGTAATTCAAGAAAAGGTATAGAAAGAGCATACGACATGATGGATAAGTTAGAAGCGAGGGCATAATGGCTGTTCAAACTGTAGAAAACATACAAAGATTACCTCCATTTTTAGAGGGTTTGCAAAAAAGATTGTTGCAATCTGCTTTTGGTATTTTTGATGGTGAAGATCAAACTACACCTGGGCTTCTCGACTCACCTTTAAACTTACCTGGGTTTCAAATATCTGAAATGGACCCATTAAGACAAAGAGCGATAACTTTAGGTGAAAATTTAGTTGGTTCTTTTAGACCATTTATTGAAGGAGCTAGAGATCAAACACTTGCTGGTCAACAAGCTTTAACATCTGGATTACAATTTTTACAACCTGAAGCAATTAAGCAGTTTCAAAATCCTTTTCAACAGCAAGTTATAGATGCTTCCATGAGAGAGCTGAATAGACAAGCTGACATGAGAAGAGCTGGTGCTGATGCAGCAGCAGTTAGATCTGGTGCATTTGGTGGTTCAAGAGAAGGTGTGCAAAGAGCTGAAACAGAAAGAGGTTTGCAACAAGTTAAAGGCGACACTTTATCAAGGTTGTTATCACAAGGTTTTACAACAGCTCTACAAGCAGCTCAGAATGCAGGAAGACTATCTGGTGGTCTAGGACAGGCTTTTGGTCAATTAGCAGGAACCACAGGTGATTTAGGGCGTTTACAACAAGCATTAGGTCAAGCAGATATATCTCAGCTTTCACAATTAGGTGCATTAAGACAAGGACAGTCACAAGCAGAATTAGATGCAATGAGAGCAAATTTATTACAACAAGCACAAGAGCCATTTACAAGATTGCAACTAGGGCAAAATTTATTACAAGGTATGCCAAGTGCATCAATGCCATCGACATTTCAACAAGCTACAATGCCTAGTGCAAATCCATTTTTACAAGGTATTGGAGCTTATACAACATTGTCGCAAATTGCACCTTTTGGTGGTACTAAATCTAAATAGGGTAGTTACATGGCTCCAAAGCAAACATTATCACAAGGATTAGTAAATCAGTTAGTCCCACAAAGAAGTTTAGGCTCAGAATTTTTAAAACAATTAGATAAACAAGCAGATCAAAATCAAGAGTTTTTAAATGTTCTTGGTTTTAAAGATTATACTGGTTCTCTTGGCAGCCAAGATGCTGACACTCTTCTTGGTAAAGGTGCTTCTATATTAGGTGAAGGTTTTTTAAATATACCTCAAGCATTTGGTAATCTTTACAAAGAAATTAAAAGTCCAATAGATGCCTTGGTATCAACTACAGGAACTGCATTAACTGATCCATTATTTACCGAACTAGGAAGACAAAAACAAGCACAACGCATGGCAACTGAAACAGGTGGCATAGAACTCGGATTGCCAATAGATAAATCTATACCAAGAGGTGCTCTAGGTCCAAGCCCTATTATTGGACAGACTAAGGAAGAAAGAGAAGCAGCAAAAACTAGAGCTCAAGAAAAAAAATCGCAAATTGATGAATTTGCTATTGGTGCAGGAAAAGACAAAGAGACAACACCTGGCGTTGATGAAAAATCATCACCACAATTTCAAGACCCTGAAGCAGAAATTGCAAAAATTGCAGCAGAAAAAGAAACTGACATAGCATCAGCACCTGATGAAGATCTTGATTACACAGATACATATACAGAAGAAGAGCTCAAAGCAGTTACTGATCCTGAAGTAAAAAAGAAGGCTGCTCAAGCACAATTATTTACGGATGCTATGAAAGACATAGAAGATATGTATGGTGATGGCACAGAAGTAAGAAAAACAAAAACTATTGATGATTATAAAAAAGATTTTGCAAAGGCAACAGGCATTGACATATCAGGAGAGCCCGACAATAGAGCTGCACTTATGGCACTAGGATTATCATTAATGCAAAACAGAGCTGGTAAAGGTTTTAACTTATCCAACATTCTTGGCGAAGTTGGTCGTGCTGGTGAGGCAGCATTACCTAAGTTTGAAGCTGCTAGAAAAGAAGCAAGGGCTGGTCAAATAGCTGCTGGTAAGTTTGCACTACAAGAAGAAAAAGCAGATCGTGCAGCAGAGTTAGCTAAAGCTAAAGAAAAAAGAACTGCACTAGCTAAAGTGGCTGCAGAATTTAGAGGTTATGCTAATAAACAGGCACTTGAACAAATGAAACACAGCAATAATTTGCTTATTAAACGACTTGAGTTTGCTGGTAAAGGCGTTGATCCTAAAGGCAAAATCACAGAAGCACGATTGTTAAATCAGCCTAACCTTAAAATAAATAAAGGTTATGTAGCTGGTAATAATAACATCGTATTTTTAAACGCTCAATCTGAAGCAAAAGCTCATGCTGATGCTTATAGAAATGTATTAGAAGCTAAAGACAGTATTAATCAAATGAGAGACTTAACAATAGCGTTAGCTAATAAAGGTGACGCATCTGCTGTTTCTATCATTTTAGCTAGAGGTAAAAGATTACTTAAACCTTTAGGTATTGGAAATGATGATTATGCAAAAGACTTTAAGTTAAACAAAGGTGAATTAAATATTAGTGAAGAAGAACAAGTCAAAATATTACAAAGAAGGCTTATCTCGCAGTACAAAAAGTTTTTAACAAAAGAAACTGGTAATGGAATATCTGAAGGTGATATTAAAAGATTACAAGAGTTGCTAGGTAAAATAAGTCCATTAAAACCTTTAGCAGAAAATTTAGAAAACTTTGCACAACTTGAAGTTATTTTTGATGCACCACAAAGGACACTTGAAGGTATTTTTAATGAATTTGGACAAAGAAAAAATCACATGAGTGATGAAAGCTATAATGATACTTTAAAAGTTATAAATGACGCTATAACTTTTGGAACACAGGGTAAGTATGGTGCGACTGTGGGCGATGATGGATCAATAAACATAGATTTGACGGCAAGATAAATGGGTAAAGTTGTTTTAAATACGCCACAAGGCAAAGTAAATATCACAATTGCAGGTGATAAACCAACGCTTGAAGAATCAATACAGATTAATAACATTATAAGACAGTCTGGTGCTGGTCGAAGAGTATCAAAACAAGAGCCAAATGTTGCTGATAAACTCGAACAATTGTTCGATACTAGCACTGGTATAAGAAGTAATGCTTTGCGTTCTGCATTAAGTGTAGCAGAAACAAATGAAGAAGAAGATGCAATACTTCGTAAATTTGATCTTAATGACGATGATTTTTTAAGAGATAATAGAGGTAGATTAGCTCTTACACCTACTGGTGCAGCTAAGTTTGGACAAGAAACAGATAGAAATATTCTTGTTGATGAAGAAGGTTTTAGTAAGTATGACTTTTCTGATCTTGCAGGCATAGTGCCAGAATTAGTTGGTGGTGTAACTGGAGCCATAACTGGTCAATTAGCTATACCTATACCTATTGTTGGTGCTGCCATAGGTGCTGGTATAGGAGCTGGTGGAGGTCAGGCTGTAGAGGAGTTAGGCGAGGCTGTAGCTGGTGTACAAAAACAAGATATTAAAGATATAGCTGGTGATGTGGGTAAAGAAGCAGCGATAGGTTTTTTTAGTGATTTAACATTTGGTTTAGCTGCAGGTGCTTTCAGAGCTGTTAGAAGAGGAGTTACGCCAGGTAAAGACCTTACTGCTACTGAATTAGATACAGCAGGACTGTCAACGTCACCACCAATTGATGAAGCTGGTAATGTAATAAAACCAGCAGATTTTGCAAGATTATCTGCTGATGAAAAGATTGAAGCTGTTAATCGTGTTGTTACGAAAGAAGATGGCACAGTTGTTCGAGGTGGTTTTGGTGTAAAGCCTACATTGTCAGCTATCAGAGCACCATCTCTTGTAGCAAGAATACAGGCGATTGGTGAGAAAATATTTAAAACATCAGATAGATTAAAAAATAATAATGATGTTATTAAGCAAGTTATTGACGCTTACAAAGAAAAGTTTGGTTTAGAAGGAGCTGACGCAGTAGACGTTGGTCAATTACTAAAGCGTGGCATGGTCGATAACAACGAACAATTGATAAAAGCTGAAAAAGATGCACAAAGACAAATTATTGAGCAAATGAAAGGTGCAGTAGGTGTTTTCAAAAGAGCTGCTGATGAAAATGGCTCTGTAGATGATGACTTATTTACTATATTTAAAAGTGCTTCAGATGAATTTGATACGTTTATATCAGGTAAATTTAGAGCTGTTGATGATATTTTAAGAGATGATGCTGGATTAGGTCGTCAAGGTATTATGTTTATTAATAATTTTGCAGATCATCTTAAAAGAATTAAAAGTGATTATGCTCCACAAATAGCTGCAAGAGATCCTGATGGTAAAGCTTTTCAAAACATAATAGATTCTTTTGAATCAATTGGTGGAAAGTTAGATGATGGATTGAAAAAAGATATATCATTTAATCAACTCTACAATTTAAGAAAAACTCTTAGCGATTTAAGAATGAGTTCAAATGATACTGTAAAACAAGAACTCACAAACGTAAATGGTACAGGTTTATTAGATGAAGTTGACAATATGTTTAAACAAATGGGTGATGAAAACAGTCAACTTTTTAGAGATTTATCTGGGAGACTGGGCAATATAGGAGTATCTGTCGATAAGTTTAAAAGAGCTGGTGAAACACTTAGAGGAGCACAAGCTGAATTTTTTGAGGGTAAAAGTATTTTAGAAGATCTTTACGCTTCACAAGCAATTAAAAATTTAAGTAGATATAGAACTATGCCAGGTGAGCTTGATAAAGCACCTATGAATATTGACATCTACAGAAATATTATTAAACCAAACAACCCACAATTCCTAAAAAGAGCGACAGATTTTTTAAGAGAATTTGGTGGAAGAGCTGGTAGATCTGGAGATGAAGTTGCAGATGAATTTATTGCAAGAGCAGGTAATCAGTTTTTAGAAGACGCTATAGAGACATCAGGAATCAAAAATTTTAAGAATGTAAAAGACTTTAATGGCACTAAGTTTGCGATGGCTGTAAAGGGTCTTGGCACAACAGCAAGAGAATTATTCGGTGACAAAACAAATGAAATATTAAAGTTAGCAGATGAGATAGGTGGCGTAAAAATATCAGGTCTGCAAGCCAGAAATGTTTTAGATCAATACAGAGATGCAGTTGGAGAGGGTGGAACTGAAAGTATAAACGGATTGTTACAAGGAATGGAGGGTCTTGCTGTAACTCAAAGAATTTTAGCTAGAGAGCAGAAAAACAGAATTATTAATAAGTTACAAGATGAAACATTAGATTTAGATCCCTTAGAAGCTGCAAGATTTTTAGTACAAAAACAAACTAAAAACTCTGAGATAAAGCCAATAATGAACTATTTTGCTAGAAATCAAGACAATGCTGCTGAACAAAAAATTAGAGCTTATTATATAAATAGCATGATTGATGACTTTGGTGAGTCTGTAATGACAGATGGTAAGTCATTAAATGCTTTTGCAGATAGAATTTTAGCTGCTGCAGAAGATGGTAAACTCCGAACAATTTTCCCTGGTGGCGTTGGTGAAAGTATGGAAAAGTTTGGTAAAATACTAAAATTCAATGCAAGAGCAGCAGAAGGTGGAGATCTTGTTGCAGCGAATATAGCTGCATCACCATTTCAAAACTTAGGTAAGCTTGCAAAGTTTACAATATTAGGTAACAGAATGTTATCACAAAGTTATTATGATGACATTATATCTCAATACAATGGTATAACTCTTAAACAATTTAAGAGACCAGAAGAAAGAGCAAGAAGCCTTGGATCTATTATTGGTAAAGCTTTAAGTCAATCAACTGGTCAAACAATTGATAACGCTGTAACCGAAGCAGAGGATCAAGTTGATGCTGTTTTAGAAAGCTCTGGTGTAAAAAATCAAATAAGAAATGTAACTCAACAGTTAGGACCAGCTATTAATCAAGCAAGAGCAGGAGTAAATCAAGCAAGGGGTTTAACTGCATCAGCTCCTAATATAAATCCACCAGCATCAGGAACTCAACTTGCTGGTATAAACATATCTAATCCAGCTAATGCTTTCTCTTTGGGTCTTAGTCCACAAAACATAGCAATAGCACAAAGAACAAGGGGAACTCCGTGAATATAGAACAGTTAAGAGACACTCTTAAAATTGACGAGGGCTGTGTAAATTCCGTGTATTTAGACCATTTAAATTTGAAGACTGTAGGAATTGGACATTTGCTGACAGAGTGGGATGAAGAGTATGATAAACCAGTTGGTACCCCAGTATCAGAAGAACGTGTCAATGAATTGTTTGATAAAGATGTTCAAGTGACAATAGAAGAGTGCGAACAATTATTCGGTAACTTTAATGATCTGCCAGAAGAAGTGCAGCAGATTTTAGCCAATATGATGTTTAACCTGGGCAGACCAAGATTGTCCAAATTCAGAAAGCTTTGCAAAGCTGTGGCTGAAAAAAATTGGCAAGAATGTGCAACTCAGATGTACGATTCGAAATGGAGAATGCAAGTCCCTAAACGAGCAGAGAGATTAATAGAAAGAATGAAAGCTGTAGCTACTTAACTTTTTTTGTTCTTGATCTTACTTTGTAACCTTTTTTTTGATATCTTTCTGCGTCTTTTTTGACATAGGTTTCTTTTATTTTTTTTGCATCTTGATATATGTAATATTTTGTAATCGCTAAATCTTGCATCAGTCTCTTGTATGTAGATTGTTTATTGCACCTAATCCTAAACTGGTGACTTTATTTTTATATTTATTATATTCCTCTTTATCAAATTCTCGATCTATTAACAGACCTAATTGTTGTCTTATGTTTCTTCTTTGATGTTCACATATTTTGTTAAGTTTATCATAACTTTTCAAATCTAAACCGACTGACTTGAATTTTGTTGTATCTGTCATTATACTACCTCCATGACTCATAGATACCCATTTATACCCAAAAAAAACAGAACAAGCAACAATAAGTATTTTGCTAAAAAGACATTAGCCTTTGGTTTAAAATTTGATTCGAAGTGGGAGGCAGAAAGATGGGGACAGTTAAAAGCTATGGAAAGAGCTGGTGTTGTAACTGAATTAGAACGTCAAATAAAATATGATTTAAGTATTAACGATATAAAAATTTGTGATTATATCGCTGATTTTAGATATCTGCAACAAGAAGAAGATGGATTTTCAAGGCTAATTATTGAGGATGCAAAAGGTGTTTTAACACCTGAATTTAAATTAAAAAAGAAAATGATGAAAGCTATACATGGTATAGACATACATCTTTCTTACAAAAATAAACGATAATTTCCAGGTACAATCATACTAGAGGGGGTCTTTACCCCCTCTGTATAAGCCTTATATCAAGAATTTTTTTACTCATCTTCTCAATGGTAGTGGCAAATCATCCTGATATAGTAATTTTGCAATTACCATACCAATTACGACCTTTTGCCATAAATCTTTAGTCTTATTCTTTTATCAGGACTAGTTTTAAAATTATAAAGTCTTTCAATCATTATAATAAAGTCATCTCTACTACCCTGATTAGTTAACTTAGCAGAAAAGTTTTCTACTCTTCTTTTAAATATTGACCAGACAAAGGACTTATCATTCATAACTGAAATCATAGCACGAATAAAGTTACCCTTTTTCCATTTATCAAAGTAATTACCTATCCATATAATAGCATTGGCTATTTCTTTGGCTTTTTCTAAGTCATGTACTTTAAAACCACCCTCACGAAACTCACGATAATCGTGTTGATCTAAGTAACCTTTACCATTTAGCATAGCAAGTGAGTCTGATACACTAAAACCAAAAGCTCTGACAAACCATTCTAAGGTTCTATAATGCTCTGCATCTAACTTAAAATGAGACATCATATATTCGTGCATAGTCCATTTACGATTAACCGAGTTCAACTTTCTTATATCTTGAAGAGTTAAACCTTCTTTTATTATATAATGAACTGGCAATCCTAAAATTTTGTAAGCCTCAAGTCTATGTTGACCATCACATACTTCCATTTTTTCGTTAACAATAATAGGTATATTTAGATCTCTCTCATCTATTTGAGAAGATAAATCTTTGACATGTTTATCAACTATATCTCTATTGCCTACTAAATATGTAAATATACTATAGTCAGTAGTTACATGAATTTTACTTTTATCTTTTTTTACT